TATTGTTTATAAAACTATTTATAGTGTTAAACTGAATGGTCATTGTAATATTTCAATATCTTATTATACTGAACAGAATGACAAAGAAAATCTTACATTATCATTTTACCATTTTGATTTTAGAGATAAAGTATTTAAAAAACTATTCACATAATAATCAACAAGAGAGAGCGAGTAAAATCGTTCTTTTTTATGCGCTATTGACTTTACATTTTGAACAATTTATAATATTTATGTAATACAGTCAGTGAGTTGCTATGGACTACTAATACATAGGTAAGTTCGCTCTGGACTATAATAGGAGGTGAGTTATATGTTAACTAATGCACAGAAAGACCAAATAGTAATTTTAAAATTAAATGAACACAAAAACAACAGTCAGATTGCAAAGCTAGTTGGCGTATCTAGGGGCTCGGTTATAGAAACCATTAAGAGTGGTTGGACAGTCAATAGTGAGTTTTTGGACACTTATAATAAAAACGTACAGGACAATAACAATAATCTACTTGATATGATTAAAAGTATTAGATATTCCGATATAGTAAAAGATGGATTATCTATGTTTAGTAAATCAAACATGCAGATTGAATTTGATAGTAGAGGAATGAGAAGCATTATAGCATTAGTAGGTAACTCATTTGATAAAGGAATGGCATTAGAGAGATTACAACTAGATAAGCGTAAATTAAGTATATCAGAAAGAACGCTAGACCTTAAAGAAAAAGAGTTAAATGCAAGAATAGAAAACCCAGAAGCCTTTGCATCAGTAACGATATTAAACGATAGTGAGCAAGTAGCTAAATGGTATAAGGAAAACGGAACAGATGCAGCGTATATCAAGAATTAGCGACATAGTAGCAGTATCACACTTATCAACATTTAATAGCGAAGAGCCACATCAATTAATACATGGTGGTAGAAGAGGGTTTAAATCAACTAAACATGCAACGAAGATAGCAAAGAGAATGATAGAAGATAAATACTGTGAAGCAATTATAGTTAGAGAAGATTACACCGATCATAAGTTTAGCACGTTCCCAGCATTAAAGAGAGCATTTGCAAGACTAGGCGTAACACTATTACCTAATATACATTGTTCCACTGATAGAAGTAACTCCCTATGGATTAAGCTACCAAGTGGTGGACACATCCATTTTAGACATATGAAAGCAATAGATAAGTTAAAAGGTACTGAACCATTAGGAGAACAGAATCAAATCAAGATAGTATGGTACTTTGAGATAACAGAGTTTAAGAGTGAAAGACATATATTAGAAGCAAACGCAACATTTATGACAGGTGAGTTCTATTGGTCGCTATATGAATGGAATGATGCACCAACAACTACACACTGGACATACAAGTTTGAAAAGGAAATGAAGAAGCGTGATGATGTATTAGTTCAAAAGGTAAACTACAATGATACACCACTATGGCAACAAAGACAGTTTTTAGGTAAATTGTTACATGAGATAGATAGATTAAAGGAGTTACAACCAGAACAACACAAATCAATATATCTAGGATACCCTGCTAATTTAGGTGGTGGGTGTTACAAATCATTTGATATAACAAGAAACATTAAGCCACTGACACATGACTATATGGATATAATGATAGGAGTGGATTACGGTGGTAATGATGCAACAGTATGCACAGCAATAGGAATTAGACCTAGTTATGCAGGTATAGAGGTTATAGAAACATATTATCATAAGAATGGTGATTCAGTTGGAATGAATAACATAAACGATTATGCAAAGGATATAATGGAGTTCTGTGCTAAAATATTCAGAAGATATGATAAAGCAATTACACTATATCTAGATTCAGCTAACAACACTACATTAGGAATGCTATTAAACGATTATACATATGATCCAGAGTATAGATTTGTAGTAATGGGTAAACTAAACAAGTTAAAGAAAAGAAAACGAACTAACAAGAAGAAATCAGCTATACAAGAAAGAATAGATGTAACTGAATTAATGTTTGCTGCTGGATACTTAACAATAGACAACACGGATGAGAATAATGATGAGTTAATAACAGCAATACAGGAAGCACAATATAAAAATGGTGTAAGACAAGATGATTCAACAGTAAACGTAGATAGTCTTGATAGTTTAGAATATGCATGGATAATGGATATGGATTTTATATATGATATGATAATGCACAAAGGTAACACAGAAGAAACGATTGATGTTACGAACTTAATAGAATAATGAGGTGAAGCAATGAATAATACAATGGCAAAGGATTTAAATAAGTTATTTTTAAGCAGAGGGTATAATCCAGTAATAGGAACTATCTACCAGCAACAAGAATATTGGTTACGTTGGTATAGAGGAGAAGTTGATGGATTCCATAATACACAAATGAAGAATGCAGAGGGTATTCTAATTGAAGTGATTAAACCTAGTTTACAGATGGCAAAGAAAGTATCAGAGGATATAACCAGTTTACTATATAATGAGAATGTTCAATTAATAGTGGGTAATCCTAAAGCACAAGAAGTGTTAGATAAGGTATTACTAGATAATAACTTTACTGATGAAATGACTAACTTTGTTGAGTTAACTTGTGTATTTGGAACAGGAGCAATGGTGCAATATATCGTAGATGGTGAAACTAAAATTAACTATCTATTTGGTGATAGAGTAGTAGTAATAGACTATGATAACTCTTCAATCAAAGCTATTGCAGCAATTCAACAGTTCCAGAAGAATGACCATAAGTATAACCATATTATGTATCACACGTTTAAAGATAAGAAATATAGAATAACACATGAAATGTTTAGAACTAAAGCAGGGCGTGGATTAGGTAATGAAACGAGTCTTGGTATACTGTTTAGTGATGAAGAACTAGAAAAAATGAGACATGTAACCGTAGAAGATAACGTTGAAATAGTAGAATACTATATTGAATATGATAGTGAACCACACTTCCAGACATTCAAATTAGGTATAGCAAACAACTGGGATGTTAAGAGTCCAATGGGAATTAGCCTATATGCTAACTCAACAGGTACATTATTAAGTATTGATGAGAAGTATTATAGCTCTCGTATGGATAGTGTTAACTCTCGTAAGCGTTTATTCATTGATGATGCAGCAAGTAAGGTACAGAAATTTAAAGATGAAAATGGTAATCTACAATATCGTAAATACTTTGATCCAAGTGAAACACAGTTCCAAGTATTAAAAGGTATGAATGATGGAGATAGTGGTAAAGCAATAGAAGTGTTTGCACCAGTATATGATAGCGCACAACATGACAATGCTATACAAGCAGAATTAAACTATCTAGCGTTTAAATGTATGTTAGGAACTAATTACTATTCATTTAAAGATGGTGTAGTAGGGTATCAAAATGAATTAGGGTTAACATTAAGCAATGCACCGTTAAGAAGAGATAGAAACAAGAATCTAAACAGATTAAAACCAGCAATTATAGGTATGATGAAAGCAATCTTATTCCTAGAGAAAGAAAACGGTAATTACAGTGGTAATCTAGATATAGACTATGAAGTTAACTTTGATGATGATATATTCACAGATGATGCGAGTAAATTAGAAAAGTTAAGATTAGATGCACAAGATGGATTTGTACCAGATTATAAATATGTAATGGAAGCATACTCATTAAGTGAAGAAGAAGCAAAGAAATTACTTGAAGAAGCAGAAGGATTTACTGAAAATGTAGAACCTATAGTTAAGCCGTTAAATGATGATGTCGCACAAGTGGAAGACACGGTAGATGCCGAAGAATAAAGTTGACCAAATTAATGATGCTTTCATTGAAATATTAGCGAAAGAAAATGTAAAAGGGTATGAAGAATATATTAAATCCATTAATCGTGAACTAATAGATAACGTGGAAAGTCTAACACCAGAGAAAGTCAAGTCTATAATTCAAAATGCAAAGATAAACATAGATAATATAGCATTATTGTTTATTATACAGAATGCAGTGTTAATTCTAGTAGGTAGGAAAAGACCAACAAGGAAAGAAAGACAAAGTTTACTACCAATCATAGCATTATTAGGATTATATTCATTAAAGAAACCAAAGAGATTTGTAAGAAAGCTAATTAGGATAGAAAAAGGTATAGGACTTAATGAAAGAGAAAAACAAGCACAAGCGATTATAGAGGATTTTAAGCGTGACAATACAAAAGTACTAGAAAGCGCAAGAAAACTAGCACGCAAGCAATTAGACACCTCTAGATTGAAATCAAAGACAAGTAAGCGTATGATACAAGATTTAAATAAAGGTATTGCAGAAAAGAAATCTATAAAACAAATTAAGAATGGGTTAGTAAGGAAATATAACAAGTTATCTAACATAGAACGAGCATTAGATACTGAATTACATGCCCAAAGTGAATTTGTAAGAATAGAACATAGCAAGGCAATAGGATTCACACATAAAACATGGAAAACGCAAGGAGATTCAAGAGTTAGACACACAATATTCCATACACATGTAGCAAATAAACGTATTCCTATTGACAGCCAATTTAAAGCAGGTGGGGTTAAAGCCAAACAACCAGGTGATGTATCACTACCACCGAGCGACAGAATTAGGTGTAGATGCTATTTAATATTTGATTAAGGAGGTAGAATATGAATTATGATCAAATTAAGAAACAAATTAAAGAATCAGATGATGTAATGCTAGTGTTGAATAACCATGAGAAAGATTATGATACAGCACTTATGTTATTCAAAGCATTAGGAAACACAGCAAAGTATATGACAATGTACTTAAAGAGAAAAGAACAAGATGGGGTAGAGTTAAAACATGCCGAAGAAGAATTAAATGAGTATATGAACAAGAGTGGCTAACACTTAAACTAGGTATATCACTTATGATTAAATAGGGGTTGCGAGATAACCAAAACTCGGTAAGGTGGCTCACACCTAACACAAGGAGGTAATATTATGTATGATTTAAAAAAACTTGTAGAATCTAATACAATCGAAGGTGTTATTAATTATGAAAAGGTAATGGCATCATTAGATAGTGATTATGTAAACCCAATCGTGGCTAAAAAAACAGATAAGGAAAAGCTAGAGTTAGAGGCTGTTTCCACATTAGTTAAAGAATTGGGTCTTGAAGATGGAACTATTGATAGTTTGAAATTATATATAAAGAAAATGGGTGGCTCAACGGATGAAGCAAAAGAGAGCAACTTAAAACTTACAAATGCAATGAAGGAATTGCAAGATAAGTATGATACAGAAGTTACTACAAGAACAGAATTAGAAGCAACAACGAAGTTAGACAAGCAAATGGCAGCAATCAAAGGGTTAGGCGTTAAAGATGAAGAACAAATTGATTATCTACATTATAAGTTTAACAAACAAGTAACAGATGAAGTAACATTGAAAATAAGAGGAGTGAAGTATTATGCCAACAGGCGCAAGAAAAATTACAGGGTATTCCGATATATCCGAACAAGTATTACATGAAGAAAGTATTATCAGAAGTGTATCAAATTTAGAGGTTCAAGGTAGTCCAGGAACAACAGCAGTAAGTGTATATGTAAACGCATTAGCAACAGTAGCAACATATGTACCAGGTACAGGAATCTCAAAAACAAATGATTCAAGTGCTTATGTAGTATTAGCAAACTTAAAAGAAATTGGTGTAAATGAGTTAATTGATGGTTATACTATCGAAACAGCACCAGCAGATTTAGTAGCATCAAGATTTAAAGGAGCAGTTGGAGGAATCGCAGAGTCTATTGATACAGTTACATTAGCAGCATTAGTTGCAGGTGGAACGGAATTAGTAGCAGCAGCAGGAGTTACACCAACAGCAGCATTAATGTATACAAAAGTATTAGCATTAAAAGAAGCGTTAGATCATGCAAAAGCACCACGTTCTGGTAGAAGTTTAATTTTAGACCCTACAAGAGAAGCATTATTATTAGATACAGCATCTAAATTAATCCTTAACACTGACAGAGGAGATAGAATCTTAATGGATGGTTGGATTGGTAAAGTAGCAGGATTTGATGTATATTCAACAACATTAATCCCAGCAGCAACTAATATGATTGCAATGCAATTAAGAGGATTTGCATTTAAAGATAATTGGAAAGTTGAACCTAAATTACAAAGTTTAGATCAATCAGGACAATTTATTGGCGATTCAGCAATTCAAGCAAGATATGCATATAACTATGGTGCAGTAAGAGCTACATTAATTCAAGTTGATAACGGAAGAGATGCATAGAAAATAATAAAATAGCCTCATCATACTGGTGGGGCTTATTTTAAATAAAGGAGTTGAAAGTATGGCAATAGAAACAAATCAATATATAGGATATGACACAGCAGGACATTATTATTATTTAACAATGGTAGGAGCAGAGTTTTATACAGGATATGACTTATCTAATGAATGGGCTAGTGGAAGAACTAAAAAACAAGGTAGACAACTACATAGATGGTATACAAAAAGTCCATATAACGGAGTAGGAATACGCAAAAATCATAGAGATATAGTTGAATATTCAATTTTTAAAGATGATAACGGTGAACGCCAAAATGTAATTGATATGTTAATTGAGTTCGTAGAAGCATCATATGACTCTGATTGGGATAGAATAACATATGAAGAAGGTAAAACATCTAAAATGCCACCAAGCGTAGTTGAAGTAGGAGAAATGGGTCAAGTTAAATTCACAGGTAGAGTATATTACACAGTACCAGAAGATGAATATCAAGAGGGTTACTAATGCCTAGACAAGTATATAACAGTGAAGCTAGATACCTATTTAAAAAACTACCCAACGCAGTAAGTGATGATGGTATAACATTAAAAGATATGGGGCATCAAGAGATTGGTGTAAGATTTCTATGTAATGTATACGAGATAAGAAAGAATACAACTGATTTAATGTTAGGTAATAGACAGAGTGAAGGAACAGAAAAGATTAAAACAATGGCACAACTTAACTTTGAAGATGGTGATTTAGTAGGAACACACCGTATAAGAACAGAAGACAACGCAGGAATGATAAGTGATATGACAAGTAAGTTACTT